GTTGGTGATGTCGTTCTTGATGGCCTGCGCCGAGCCCGCACTGTCGTCGACAGAGCAGGTCGTCCACCCAAGGCCCGATTCCTTCGCCATGAGGGGTTATCCCTTCTCGATCCGGTCGGCGATCCGTAGTTGGTGCTCGCCGAAGTCGTCCACCCAATCCGCGGCGCGGACGTGGGCCCTTACCGTCCCGAAGTTCTGCCGCCAGTCACCGAGATGAACGGCGTAGGTCTCGGGACGAGTCTTATGGTCAGTGAAACAGCGCTGCCCGCTCTCGAAGATGAAGCAGGTCATGCCGTCGCCTGCGCGCTGCTCGCGGAACGTGCGCCGCGAGCGGGTGCGGATGTACTCGGCCTGCGCGCGGCCGAGGTCTGTCCGCTCGTCGATGATCGACCGCCAGCCGTTCCGGTAGGCCCCGCAACCGACCTGCTCGCAGGCGGCCCGCTCGGTGGTGTCCCGGGGGCTGTCGATGGTGTAGGTCTTGTAGGCCGCCGCCGGGCCGACGGGCTCGATCCGGTTCATGGGTCGCATGATCAGAACATGAGGGCGACGCCCTCACCCTTCACGAAGTTGACCGCGAACGTGGCCGAGGTGAACGTGCCCGAGCTGACGTACCGGATGTAGCGCCGGACGGTCGCGGTCGAGCTGCTCGCGATGATGAACTGCCCTCCGGCGGTAGTAAACGCCGTCGTCGTCGCGCCGGTGACGTCGGAGAATGAGGCGTTGTCGGCCGAGTCCTGCACCTTGATCGTGACGCTCGTGCCGGTCACGCCGGTGCAGTGCACCGCCATCGCCCACCCGAACGATGCGCTCGCCGTGGTGTCAACGCCGGTGCCGTTCGTCCCGGTGGTGTCCGTCTTCATGCCCGCGGTGAGCTGACGGCCCCACAGCAGCCCGTAGGCGTTCGCCACCGCGTTGACCCCGAACGTGAACTGCCCGTCGTTGCCCCGGGTGCCGTCGTAGTTGACCTGCTTCGCCACGATCGAGGCGGCCGAGTTGCCGAGCACGGTCCCCCGGAAGTAGGAGGCCACCACGTCGGCGGTCGGCAGGGCCGACAGCTTCGGGTGCGCCTGTCCTGCGGCGTCGTTGAAGAACGACGTCCACTCGATCCGGCCATCGCGCAATCCGCCGATACGCTCGTGCGCGCTCTTGTCGATGCCGGTCACGTCGATGGTCTGAATACCGCCACCGACGTTACCGAGCTGCTGCGTGTCTCCTGAGAGGTTGTACCCATCGACGTAGAAGTTGTCGCCGAGCCCGCTGTCCTTGCCCATCGTTCACCCCTTTCCTAGGCGCTCTGCGTCCACAGATCGTTCATGATGAGCGGCAACGTGATGTCGATGATCCTCATCAGCTTGCCGTCTTGGTTGAGGTAGCCCGCCTGCGAGCTCATCGGTATGCCGTAGGCGCCGAGCAGGTCGACGTTGCGCACGGACCCGCCGAGGTCGAAGTCGTCCGAAAACGACGCCATGAGCTTGATGTTGGCCGCGAGCATCGCCGGGTCGATGGCGTCCTGTGGCTCGCTGATCATCGAGGTGTAGAGCCGGATGCGGAAGACGAGCCGGGCCGAGGTAGCCGAGAGCCCGCTCGCGCTCACGGCCGGGCCCACCGAATCGAGCCACACGGCGGCCGTGAGGCCCGAGCCGGGCGCGCTCTTGGGCTCGTGCTTGTTGACCCGGGCGAACATGCCCGAGGCCAGCATCGGCGAGACGATGCCATCGAGCACGGCCACGACAGTTGCTTCGGCAGTCATCGGGTCACCCCATCCGTCGGATGTACTGCGAGACGACGCCCCCGGCGATGTGCCGGACGCGCGAGCGGGTCACCTGCGCGGCCCGGCGGAACGAGGCGTAGCCCTTGAAGCGCGTCGTCGCGTTCCTGCTGCCGTTGCCTTCGAGCCACGGCCCGTAGACGACGCCTCTGTCGTTGACCACCCGGTCGGTCATGTACCCGACAACGTTGATCTGCGTCTCGTAGTACGGGGTGGGGTTCTTGAGCGAACCGTCGAGGTTGTGCTGCACCTGTTCGAGCGCGTAGCCCGCTACCCGATCGACGATCGCCTGCGTGACCTCGTGGCCTGCCTGCACGGCCCGGCCGTCGAAGATCGGACCGGTGAGCTTGATCTCGATCGCTTCCATGTCAGACCGTCCGGAGCCGGCACTGCTGCCCGTAGTTGGAGGCCACCCGGTCGCGCAGGTCCGGCAGGCCGACGCCGAGCTTCGTCCCGGACCCCTGCGGCCCGTACTCGCGGGCGTAGCCCGCCCGGCCCGAGAGCAGGGTCGTGACGGCCGAGGCGACCGCGAGCTCGACGACGTCACCGGGCACGACGTGGCGCTCGATGCTGGCCGCGTCGAGGTGGCTCGCGGCCGTCGAGCCGCGGGCCCCGCGCTCGACCGTGCACGCCCGGCGGGCGTAGACATCGGCACCGGTGGTGTGCGCCGCGAGCACCGAGCCGTCGGCCGCGCGCTGCACCGTGAGGTTGTTGCCCGAGATGTCGAGCACGAGCATGCGCTCGCTGTCCACGAGCAGCAGCTCGCCCTCGGCGTACTCGCTGCCGGTCGAGACCGCGACCGTCCGGGCAGCCTCGCTGGCCGCGAGGTCGGCGCCGATGTTCTGGCCCGAGTCGGCCCACGCTTTCGCGGTCACGATCATGCGCTCGGTGCCGATGATCAGGTGATCGCCGACGCCCACCTTCGAGCCGTCGGTCACGGTGAGCGCGGTCACGCTGGCGTTGATGGCCCCATCGAGCGCCCCGGCAGCCTCGCGGTCGTCGCCCTGCCCCCACAGTCCAGTGACCGCGACCGCGCGCTGTGGGGTGCCCGCGGTGTAGTCGAAGGCGGCCGGTCCGCCTCGATCGAGCTCGATCCGGTCGTAGGGCGGGCCGTACGCCTGCGGCTCAAGGAAGTAGTCGGTGGCAGTGATCGTCACGCCACCCGAGGTGAGGGCCGAGACCGAGATGAGCGCGTTGCCGTCGAGCCACAACCGCCACCGGTGCGCGGTCTGCGGCGGGGGCCACTCGAAGTAGCGAGTCTCGATGATGGGCCGGAAGTGCCCGGTGTGCTGCTGAATGACGTCGTCAACGTCACCGGACGCCGCCTCGATGGCGCGGCCGATGCGGCGTTCGTCGTAGGCGCTCGCCTTCGATTCGAGAGCGTCGCGTACGTCCTCGATCGTGCAGTAGTACAACCCGGGCATTCGATGCCCTCCCTGTCCCTTGCTTTCTTGGCGTCGGCCCGCCGGACCGGCGCGCCGTGGGGAGTGGTGTGGAGCTGTTCAGTTGTCAGGTAGCGGTGCTTATGCGGGTCAGGCGACGCCGACCAGGTACACAGTGTTGACGACGGCGCCTTCCGGCGCGGCCGTCGCCGGCAGCGGAGTCGCAGACCCCTGGTAGCAGGACATGCCGCTGCCCATCGCGCTCACGGACGTGATGCCCGACGCTGCAACGGTGACAACGGTGTTGCTGACCGAGATCGACAGCCACTCACCCGCCCTTACGTCGACAGGCGCGGTAAGGGCCACCTCGGCGTAGCCCGGGGCGGGGCAGGACACGCTGCCGGAGGTCGCCTTGCGGGCTCCCGGGGTGGCATTGCGCCCCTGGCCGCTGTTCGCGTAAACGCCGACACAGACCGTGCCCGACTGCACACCGACCTGAAACCCGATCTTCGAGATCCTGCCGGATGACAATGCTCGGCAGTAGAAAGCCTGATCGGCCCCGAACCCGATCATCGTCAATGCCCCGGACAGGAGGGCCCCCGTGTACGGGTAGTTCGGGCCAAGCGGGTAAAGCGATGCCGGCGGGACGTCCGCGCTGGTTGTAATGCTGTAGTCGCCCGTGACGTTCCCGTGCGCCACGCCGGGCACGAAGGTATACCCGGTCACGCCGGTTTCGATGCTGACGCCGTAGGACTGCGTAGGGCTGCCTTGGGTATCTACGCAGGAGTTCGCAACGATCGAGATTCCGCTGATGGTGCCCAGCGCGCGGATACCCGACCCGCCGCCCGACCCGTTGTTCGCGCATGTCGCGCCGGTCACGGACGCATCGGACGCTGCGACCCTGACCCCATCGCAGTAGTTGCCCTCGAATCGGCCGCCGATCACCTGTACCGATGATCCGAGGTAGGCCCCGGACCCCTGACCTGCCGAGTTGCCGAGCTGTCCGGTCCCGGTGCATCCGACCAGTTCGGCGCCAGGGGAGTTGATCTCGAAGCCGTTGCCTCCCGCGCGGTGCTGCACGTTGTTTCCGCGCGCCAGGCAGCCGACCAGTTTCACGCCGCGACCAGTGCTATCAGCGAACCAACCGTTCTCGGCGTTACTGATCGCCGAGCATGTGGTGAAAGTGACGTTCGATGCGGTATCGGCGACATGGAATCCGCGGAAATCTCCGGCGCCGCCATTGCTGACGGACGTGCAGTTCGTGAAAACCGAGTCGGCCGTGCTGCCTCCGATGTACCACCCGGTGCCGGAGGTCCCGGAGACATCGACCGCATCGACCTTGAGGCGAGTGCAGTTCAGCAGGTAGACGCTCCCAGTGCCCGCAGTGGTGTCCCCACCCTCGGTGTGACGTCCCCCGGTGATTGCCAGATCGGTGGCCCCCGACCCATGGGCGATGATTCCGTGCTGCTGAGAGGCGGACCGGCATCGGGTCATCGTCGGACGGGTGGATCCGTCGTGTCGGAATCCCCATCCGGTAGTCCCGCCGATGACCCGCACGCCATCCGCTTCGGCGTCCGTGGAGGCCGCGAAATCGAGACCAATCTTGCTGGTGGTCGTCCCAAGGTCAATGGTCCCCCCGGCCACCTTGGACCGGTCAGACAGGGTCACGACCGCCGTGGTGATCGTCGCCGCCTTGAGGGTGGCCCGCCGGAAGTCGAAGGTGACGTCCGCGGGCACCACGAGATCGCCGACCAGCAGGGTGCCCCACGGGGCGACGACGACGTCACCGGCTGAGGCCCCCGTCAATGCCGCCTGGACAACCGCAGTGGACGAGGCCGCCCCGGTGGGGTCGGTGCCCGTAATCCAGTGAACATAGGTGCTGCTACCTACTTGCGGCAGTGATGCAACCGAAGTCGTCCCGTCGCCGACGCGGGCGATCCTCGTGTCGGTCTCGTAGACCGGCACGCCTGGTCCGGGGATGCCGCGGGCGGCGAGCTCGGCCGCGGTGCCGTACCACCGGGCGGGGACGACGGCGCCGGACTCGGTGCCCTTGATCCACTCGGCCGCCGTGATACTGGCCGGGTCAATGGCGTCGCCCGCCTCGTACTGGCGGCTCGCGGTCGGGAACGCCCGTGTCGTGTAGTACAGCATCACTTGATCCCTTCATAGCGCCAGCCGTCGAACCGGCAGAACAGCTCACCGCGCGGCCCCGACGACAGCGGCTCGCCGTCGTTCGGGCAGGCGACGGGCGGCGTCGAGGCGTCGGTGCGGGCCTCGTCGTCGCTATCCCTGATGATCGAGATGAGCTGCTCCCAGGACATCGGTCAGCCCCGGGCCGTCCTGCGCCGCGTGGACGCCTTCGAGGGAGTCGCGGGCTCGTCGTCCGTGCCTTTGCCGTCCGGCTCGCTGGCGCTGTCCGTGGCGCCGCCCTGCCCCTGTTCCGGACCCTCGCCCGGGACCAGCCCGGCGTCGCCCTTGGCGGCGCCCTCACCGGTCGCGGGAGCTCCCGGGGAGTCCGGCGCCGGGCCGGTCCCGGTCTCGCCCGCGGGCGACGCCTCGGCCGCGGGAGTCTCGTCGGCCACCTGCTCGGCAGGCTCGACCACGGCGTGGGCCGGATCCTGCTCGCCGTAGGTCGGGCCGTTCGCCTTGCTGATCTTCGGCATCGTGCCTTCCTCTACTGCGTCGGATGACCCGCACTGCGGGCACCCCGGGAGCCCGACGGCATAGGCCGCCGAGCACCCGAGGCACGCCCACAGGGTCATGATCAGACCGCCGCCACGGTAGCGGCGTCGTCGGGCGGGATGTAGGTCATGACCCACTTCGTCGCGCCCGTGTTCGTCGCGGCCGTCTTGAGGCCGATCGTCCCGATCGCCACGACAACCGGGTTGCGCAGGTTGCTGATCCCACCCCCGGTGCTCTTAACCATCGCGTCGGCCGCGAGCCCGGTAATCCCGAGTAGCGTCCCGACGATGGCGCCGTTGCTCTCCACCGTTGCCGACAGATCGTTGACTGTCCCCGTGGTAGGGGTCGCTACCAGGTTGATTGCGTTCGCCTGCGCCTGCACCTGAGTGGTCACCTCGCCGATGATCGAGGTGAGGATGATCCGGCCGCCCGAGACCGTGAACAGACCGCCCGTGGTGGTGGCGGGCAGGGTGAAGGCCGCCTTGGCGACCCTGATCCCGAAGCCGATCGCCCGCATTCCCGCGGGGTCGATGTAGACGCTCATGTCAGACCCCGATCGCGGTCAGGTTGCTCGGCTTGCGCTGCGCGTCGAGGCCGTGCTGCACGGCGATGACGATCCCGGCGCCGGTCGAGGTGACCTTGACGTAGTCGAAGCCGTCCGACAGCTCGGCGCCGTCGACCTCGAACCACATGCAGTTCTGCGTCGCCGCTGCGGCCGTGGTGACCGTCGCCGCCGCGGCCTGCGTGCGCAGGGTCCAGGCGTCCGAGCCGTTGCCGGTGTTGGTGTGGTAGCGCGTGATCGTCGCGAGGTTCTGCGCACCGGAGCCCGAGGCGTCCTGCGCCTCGACGAGGGTGTACGTGTCACCCGCCGCGCCGGTGAGGTAGCACAGGAACGCCACCGACTGGCAGTCCTTGAGACTGACATAGCGGCCATCCATGAGGTACTGAGCGTTGATGGTGTGGCCGAGGGCCTCCATCGTCCTTCCTTCCTTGGCAGGGGTTTCAATGCCTGCCGCTCATGGCCCGGGGTCGGGGGGTCGAGTGCCCGACCCGGGCCGATCGCGCCGACCGGCCGGTCAGCTACGGGTCGCGAGCTGCACGAACGGCGACAGTGTGTTGCCGCTGTTCTGGGGGGTGATGGCCGACTGGAGCCACGGCCGACCGTCCACCCGCTCGATGATGCGATAGGCAGTCTGATCATTCGCGAACTTGTAGTGCGGGGAGCTGCTCGCGCTCATGACCTGCCGGTCGCCGATCAGGTAATAGCTGAAGTCGACGAACGAAATGTCTCCCTGCGTACCGAGCGCGGCCGTGCTCTTCTCGGTGAAGACGACGGGCCGACCGAGGATCGTCATCGGCGGGCCGGTGACGCCGTTGTTGAGCCAGATCGCCGAGCCGCCGGT